GTCCTTTCCAGACGGTGAGGACTTCGGAGTCGGAGCGGGTCATAATGCCGTCGATGCGAAGTTCGGGCAAGACCGCGAGGTCTCCGACGAGGGTCGCACAAGCGGCTTCGATCCACGTCCTCCGGCTCGACCGAATCTGCTGTGCGTAGCCTTGAAGTTGGCGGAGCCGCTCGGCTTGCTGGATGTCCATGAGGTTGTAGGAGCCTCCGCTCTGCCCGATCTCTGTCGCGAGCGAGCCGAGCGACCGGAGGAGTTCCTTGTCAAAATATTCCATCGCGGCGATGAAGCCCGTGTCGGAGTCGAACTGCATCATCTCCATCGTCACGCCAGGCGGCAGCGAGAGATAGGCTTGGCCGGAGTAGAAAAACTCTTTGGCCGCCTGCGCAATCGAGTCCGAGACTCCTTTCGCCTTCGCGGAGTCTGCGTCCATTCGGAAGAGAGGGAAGCCGTTGCCCCACTTCCGGCGATGCATTAGAGCCGACACGAACCATTCGGTTTTGCCCTGCGACGCATACCAGGCGGCTCGAAGGTCGGAGACTCCTTCGAGGTTCAGTCCGATCCTCTGGTTCGAGACGAGGAGCAACTTCCGCGAGTCGATGACCGGCATCCCCTGCACCTGCACGCCGGAGACCGGAATGTCCGCGAGGAGACCAGGCGAGCCGCTCGCGTTCTGGACGACTCCGCACCAACGCTCTCGCTGATCCCAGAGCCAGCGGAGGACGGACGACTGAGCTCGGTGCTCGACGAAGGTCGTCCGTCGACGACCCTGCAACCGAGGGTCAATGCCGAACTCGTGGAGGACGAAGCCAGGCACCATGGCATAGGACTGCTCGCGGATTATCTGCTGCGGGTCGAGGTCCGGATTGTGATACCATTCGAGGTTCAAGACCTCTGCGGCTCGGTCGGTCGCTTCTCGCATCTGCGCTGCGACCTTCGCTCGGAGTTCCTTCGAGACTCCGTTCGTCGCGACGAGACCCTCGAAGTCAACGTCCGGAGTCGCATAAAACTCGCTCGCCTGTGCGACTCGCTCGACCGTCGCTCGGACGGCATTTCTTGCGACCGGATTCGAGCGAGCCATGCGCTCGAACTCGCCTTGGTCGTATGCAAGACCGCGAGCGAGGAGCGGCTTCAACTGCTGCTTGTTCTCGACCTGCGGGAGACCTCCGGCCGTGACGGTGCCGGAGAGACCCTGCTTCGTCGGCAGGTCGGCATTCTCCGCGACGATCGTCAGATACCGGTCCTGCGGAGTCGTCCGGCTCCGAAGAGCGATCGGCTCTCCGGAGGTCCGCACGAGGAGTCGCTCGGTCGCGAGGTCGTCGAAGTCTCGACGCGCAGGATCACGGAACAGCCGCGAGTCGTCGACTCGGTTCGCATAGTCGTCGACCTGCCAGGGGGAGCCGACTCGACCGGACCGAACCGGAGACGGAGGAGAAGTCCGAAGGAACTCCGCTGCTCGTCGCTTCGCTCGGTCGAGCGTCGAAGCCGTGAACCGAGCAGCCGCTTCTCTTGCCTTGTCGATGCCGTCCATAGTGTCCACTCCGTTCGAGACCCTCGGAGGCTAGTCCGTTCGCGACGAAGTGACAAGAGCGGGAGACCGGACGGTCAGAGACCTCCCTTCGGAGTCCAGTCGCGGAAGGTCGGCACTCCGAAGTCGAGCGAGGAGTCGAGCCTCCGTTCGACGGAGCCGGAGAGGACTGGATCGTCCGAGACCTTCGCTCCGAGGACGTGCGGAAGAGCGAAGCGTGCGCCGTGGACGAGAGCATCGATTCGACCAGGCGACCACCGTCGCGAGCCGCGAGGAGGGTCTGGGTCCCACGAGACCATCTCGTCTTCGAGTCCGTCGAGCCGACCGACATGATGCGCGAAGCCGCGACGGTAGAGGTTCGCGACAGGAACGGCTCGACTCGCCTTGTCTCCGATCGCGTCGACGAGGACGACCGGCACGCGAGCGTCGACGGAGTTCAGCGTTAGCCGGACCATCTCGCCACCTTGGTTCTTCTCCGCGACGATGCATCCGGCTCCGACCGACCAGAAGAGGTCGACGGCTCGCTTCGCCCACTCGGCAGGACCCATCCGTCCGGACTCGTCTGCGACGACGAAGAGTTGACCGCTCGACGCTCCGACCGCGACGATGCCTGCTTCGTCCGAGGTATCGGCTCCGGAGAGCGAAGGGTCGACGGAGACGCAGAGCCGGTCGAGGACCGGAGGTTCGAGAACTCGGTTGCGGTCGATGTCCTCCGACCTCCATAGTGCGCCTGGCACATCGTCGATGAACTCTCCGAGGAGGAACCTCGCTCGACGACGCGAGTCCATCGCGTCGAGCTCAGCCAGATAGTCCGGAGAGAGGAGCGGGTTGTCGGTCGGATTGACCTGGCAAGCGAGATACCAGTCGCGGTTGAGCAGGACTCCTCCGGACGGACTCTTCGCGAGGAGGAACTCCTGCGCGGTCCAGTGCCGCGAGCCGGACGGGTTGAGGTCATAGAACATCCGAACGGGCATCCGCTGTCCGCTCTGGCGATAGTTCGACCGCTGCGCGAGTCGCGACCGAATGATCGGCACCACGCCCCACGGGATTTGGCTGCACTCGTTTAGATAGATGCTCGTGAACTCCATGCCGAGCAACTTCTCGACTCGCTCCTCGGAGTCGAGTCCGGAGAAGTGAATCTCGGAGCCGTTCGAGAGTCGAGCGACGGAGTCCGAAAGATTGACCTGGACTCCGAGCCGAGGGAAGCGGTCACGGACGACCTGCAGGAAGGTTCCCTGCATGATCGTCTTGCGAACTGCGTTGTGGTGAAGTCGAGCGACGAGGTGCGACGAGCGAGGAGCGAGGACGGCTCGAAGGAGGAGCGAGAACAGGATCATGTAGGTCTTGCCGCTCCGGCTCCCTCCATAGAGGAGAACGTGGCGAGGTTCCTTCTCGGCTATCGTGTCCCAGACTTCGAGTTGGCGCCGGTTCCAGTCCGGCACCTTCGAGCCGGTCACGTCGACTTCGACGAGCGTCGACTTCGAGACGAACGGAGGAGCGACCGGAGCCGAGCTCATACCTTCGACTGCGACTGTGTAATGACGATCGGAATGTCGACTCCGCTCTCGGTCCGGAGTCCTCCGAGAGCGACCTTCTGCGTCGGAGTCTCGTCATACTCCTCGCGGAGTTGCCGGACGACGACTTCGAGGAACTTTGCCAGGTCGCTCGCGGAGGACTTCGAGAAGTCGACTGTCGGAAGGTCGTTGCCAGCCTTCCGGAGAGCGGAGACGAGGACGGCTCGACGAAGTCGACGGCTCCGGACTCGCTCGTCGGCTTCGGCTTCCGAGTCTCTTCGTTCGTTCGCGGAGTCGAACGCGAGGACTCGCTCCTTCCACTTGAACCGATCGCCCCACCGATACCAGCCCGTTGGAGCCCGATCTTCGGAGGAGTTCGTCGGAAGGCCGTGGGAGCCCTGCTTCGCCAGATAAGCCGCTCGGACGGACCTGTCCACCCTCGACAGCGACCGGTATGCAACGAAGCCTTCGAATGCGAGAGGACTCTCCTCGCGGAAGCGTTCCCACGGCAGGGATTCCTCGTCGAGCGGGGTGCAGGCACGAACAAACTTGGACATAGAGGAGCCGTTCGAGGGTAGAGGGTAGAGCGATCGGAGGACCGGCTCTGCCGAGCCTCCTCTGGCCTATTCTGTCGACATAGAGGCACACGGCGTGACTCGTCAAGCGTCCGAGGGTGGACAAGTTTGGGGAGAGGGTCGAGTCGACTAGGGAGCCGAGGAGCCCAAAAAATACCGCTGGACGACCTTCTCCGGAGACTGTATGTCCGAGGACGCGAGCCGACACGAACGCTACGCTAGATCGTAGCGATCACTACGATCACTAGATCGCTTCTTTATTGTCCCGATCTCCGTCTCGGTCTCCGACTCCGAAGCGAGCGAGAGAGGTCGAGGAGGGGAGGAGCCGAGCCGGATGCGATCGCCTGGTCGACGACCGGAGGAGCCGATCGCTGAGCTCGACCGCATAGATGCTTGTGCCGGAGGTCGTCGACGGAGTCCGTCTCGCTCGACTCGCTTCTCGACTCCGAAGCGAGCGAACTCGCTTCTCGACTCCGAAGCGAGCGAAGTCCATAAGAGGAGTCCGGAGCGGAGGAGAGAGAGCAGGCCGCTCGGTCTTGAGGACCTCGCAGCCCTGGTCGAAGGAGGTCGAGAACGATCTTCGGAGCGAGACTCCGTCCGATCTTTATTTTGTCTAGTTTCGGTCGAATCGCGCAAACCCGCTTACATACTAGGGTTGCGAGCATAAAGGATAGCAAGAAGGTTCTGGACTAGTCTAGTGAATCTGATAGATTGCAAAGGTCAGGGAGGAAGGTTCCTCTCGACGATACCAGGGCACAGAACATGAACACGACGACGACGACGACCGAGACCACGACGACCCTCTCCGAGACGGTCCTCTCCGCGATTCGCACGCAGGCTCGCGTCGCTTCCGCAGCAGCCGAACTCGAAGCCGCTCGGAAGTTCATCCGGCAGGTCAGCATCTCCGGTCACGCTCTTCGCAACGCCGGTCTCTCGACCGAAGCCGCAGACGAACTCCTCCGGACGCTCCGCTCGGTCGAAGCCGCAATCGAGGACGCGAGCCGCGCAGCGGACAGCAAGGCTCGCGACGCGCAGAGCGTCCTCCTCGACCTCGCGGAAGGTCTCTCGAAGTAACCTCCTCCCACCCCACCTCCTCGAAGGAACCTCCGATGCAAACGACGACTCTCTCCGCTCTCCTCGACGACCTCCTCCAGATCGGATTCGACGCGACCACGGTCCGGCTCCAGATTCGCAAGGCGACCGGCTTCGGAGCCGAGCCGCTTCCGACCTGGACTCGGAACCTCGCTTCCGGACTCCGCGACCGGCTCCGTCTCTTCGACCTCCTCGACGAGTCGCTCCTCGACGACGACGCTCGGCTCCGGAGAGAGCAGACTCGGACGCTCGTCGACCGGACGCTCTCGGAACTCTCCTCGCTCTCGCACTAACCCCACCCGCTGCTCCGGCAGCACACCGATAGGATACACGATGCAGTCCTCCTCCCTTCTCGACTTCCGCAAGACCTCTTCCAACCCTCGGCTCGCTCCGCACCTCGCGGAGTTCGTCCAGGCTCTCAACGACCGGTCTCCGGACTTCCTCTTCGAGCGGTGCGCGGTCGTCGGAGACTTCGCGGTCGCTCGTCGCATCCACCTCGACGGCTCGACCTTCGTCATCGAGAAGGTCGTCCTCTCGGTCGAGAACCTAGACAACGAGACGAAGCCGCTCGCGTTCGTCCTCTCGGTCGACCGATCCATCTTCGGACTCTCGACTCGGCTCTCCTTCTCCTCTCTCGTCGGAGTCGACCTCGGAGTCGACGAGCCGTTCATCGTCGCTCTCGGAGAAGCGAGCGACGAGGTCACGGACCGGACCAACGAAGCGGTCGCGGCTCTTCTCCGGCTACAGGCTCGGACGCTCTCCGGTCTCTGACCGGCTCGGTCGTCGGTCTCGTCGACCTCGCGAGAGTCGCTCTCTCGGACGACCGCTCCTCTCCCACCCTCCTCGAAGGACAACGCAGATGGTTTCTCACAACGCTCGCATCTCCTCTCTCGCTTCGCTCGTGCTCGCTCCGGAGCAGACGATCGGAGCCTCCGTCAACTGGACGCTTCCGAAGTCGATGCGCATCGCGGAGGTCGACCTCCTCGGCTCCGCTCGGACGCTCGGACTCGACGAGTCGCTCCTCGGCTCCGCGACGAGTCCTCTCAACCGGTTCAAGACCTGGCACTACAACAACCGCATCCCACGTCCTCGCGGCTCTCGCGAGGTCGTCTCGACGGCTTCTCGGCACGACGACGACAACCTCGTCACCTTCGTCTATTCCGCTAACCTGGACGGAGCGGGCAAGGAGAAGGGGCTGCTCGCTCCGGTCGGCTCGGTCACGTTCGAGGTCGACGCGGCTCGCTTCCGTTGGCAGTTCGACTGCGGAGCTCAGCGAGCGACCGAGACCTTCGACGAGTATGTCGACCGCGCACTCGCGGAGAATCCGTTCGCAGGTCGAGTCGACCGAGAGGACCTCCTCGTCTTCGCGAAGTTCGCAGACGAGTCGCTCTCGGACGTGGACCTCTTCGTCCAGACTCCGAGTTACTGCGGAGACTCGCTCCGAGTCGCTGCGGCTTCGACCTTCCGGAGACTCGGAGGCTACCTCATGAGCGACCGAGGTGGCTTCTGGTATCTTCCGAGGACGGACGGAGGACCGACCTGTCCGCTCTCGCGAGCCGAGACCTTCATGCAGACCATAGAGGAGGCTTCGTCCGGAGAGGCTCGCTTCTCTCGGCTAACGATGCCGAAGGATTCGTCGACGCTCGAAGTCGCAGGCGGCATCGTCAGCGAAGGTCTCGCGGCTCAGATTCGGAGTCTCTCCGCGAAGGTCGCAGAGATCAAGGAGGTTACTCGGAAGGGGCAGCACACGACTCGCCTGGAGGAACTCTCCGAACTCCGGTCGAAGATCGTCCTCTACCGCGAACTGCTCGGACTCTTCGACGAGGACCTCCTCTCGGAAGCCGACGCGGTCGAGAGCATGATGCGAGAGCAGACCGCGATCTTCGAGTCGACGGCTCCGTCGAAGCCGGAGAAGAGCAAGCGAGGGAAGGAGTCGAGCGAGTCGAAGGAGACGAAGCCGGAGGAGCCGGTCTCGGCTCCCCTGGTCGACGAGGTCGAACTCGTCGTCCGGCTCGAAGCCGAACTCGACCGGATCAACGCAGGCGACTTCGTCCGGCTCCCGTTCCTCGACTCGGCAGACATCGTCGTC